AGATACTTCGTGCCGGGCCGGATACGCATGGCCCCCTGTGTCTTGGGAAGCCAGTTTGTCATGACCTCCGCAGACAAGCGGGTGCGGTCCAGGTCAACACGAGCCATCGCAAGAGGCGATATAAGCCCCCGGTTGAAGGCGAGAAGCGGAACGTTTTGCTGCGCCATTATCAGCCTGTAAGGGTAGTGCGGCGGCCCCGGTCGCCCCGACCAAGCCTGCCGCCTCTTGATATTGTCCACGAGCCTTCCGGGGCGAATTTCGGCTGAGGCTCGTTCATGGCGTCTGTAGACATCGCACGTCGCTTTGCCACCCTCAGTTCATCCTCAATCCTTTTCTTGTCACCGGAACCGCCACCAAGCCGGATACATACCCGTGCCGCCAGTGCCAGTTCCACATAACGTGTGAACCGTTGTGGCCACCTTGAAAGTTCCAGCCCCATCCCCGTATCATTGGAGACGTAACGGATGTAAATGGGTGTCGTATTGGCGGACCAATAATTCACGTCGTCATAATAATAGAACAACGGTAAGGAGAAATTCTCATCCTCGGAAACGGCTGTCGTCGCGACCCAGTCCGTGGGCTTGGCGAACACCTCCGTAAACCCGAATGAAGGTGTCACCCCGGTATCAGCCGCCACCTTAATCGTTTCGGTAGCGAAATTCCATGATGTGGCTTCAAGGCACTCCGCCAACACGTTGGTATAAACCTGGTCTAAAGCACGGCGGGCCTCGTTATTTTCCGTCAAGGATGCCAGTGTTCTGTCACCAAATTCCAGAAGCGCCGCCGAATATAGACCAAGTTTTGTAGCCATTGTTAAGCCCTCATAGCTGCAACGGTATCCTCAATCCATTTCATCGCTGCCTCTTTCGTCTTGTTGTCCTTGGCAGGTGAAACGATTGCACCGTCTGATATCCGGATAACTTCATGCCCACGGGCACCAACATTCCAGCGTGTCTGGTACTGTTTCGTGTCAACGCTCTTAGGCCCGAAATATACCGGGTCACGAAGAACGGATACGATAAGTTCTTTTTCTCCGACGGCCCTGACATACAGTTCCGCGTAGAAGGCATGGTCCTGTGTACGAATTTCAAAAATTGCACCGGCCAGGTCAGGAGTATTCGTGACTGGCTGGGAATGGAACATATGGGCGATATTCGACCAGAATTCCGGGAGTAGTATCTCTTCAAATGTCCAATCAACCGGAAGAACAACCGCCATTCTTGCGAAGGCAAACTCACACTGTCTTATGTCCCGCTGAAGGATCTTGTTTGTTTTAAGTTCAGCCAATTCAGCCAAGTCTATGCTAGGCATTTTTTACCTCATAAGTGTTGAAAAAGGGGGCGGCTTATGCCGCCCCCGTAACGCTTAACCAGTATCACCAATCAAGGTGCTCGGGCCAGTGATGCCCTGAGACGACCCAGTGTCCTGCGTTGCGGCCATCGCAGTGCCAAGAACGGTACTATTGTTCGTTCCGGCTGACGAACTTCCGCGAGCCTGAACAAAGATGAAATCACCCGTATCCGCGCCCATGTCACCGGCATTCTGAAAGAAGCCGGCTGTATGGACAACAGCCGAAGCAAGCCCGGTATCTTCATACCACCAAACTCGCCCGCCTGTGATGCCCTGCGAGATAAGGCGGAAATTATTTTTGTTCCATAAAGCCATGGTCTATCCCCCCTTAAATGCCGGAAGCATCATGCAACATCTGCACGATACCCGTCTGTTGAAGCAATTTGGCCCCCGTGAAGGACGAACAACGAGCATAGGAATAATCCTGTTCCTCGTCATAGCCGATTGCCGTGTTAAGACCCTCACCGGAATCAAACGCGCTGCCGATAGCATCTTGATGGAAGAAGTAGCACTTCTCCGATGCCGTCCCGACGCCCGTCAGATTGGGGTGGAAGATCCAGTTAAAGCCTGCCCAACGCTTGAGGCGACGCACCGGCCCTGCCAGCGGTTTCACTTCGACATAATCGGACGAAGCAAATTCCGGAATCTGGCCAAGGTAGCCACGCACAGCCGGCGTCGCAACTGCAAACATCTTGTCTTCGTCTTCCACATACACTTCGTTTTCACCAAGCGTAGTGCAAGCCTTCATTACAAGAGCAAGCGTTACCGTTGCCGCCGCGCCAAGGTTCGCCGTCGTTGTATCGAGTTGGGCAACGATGTCCGCGTCAATACGCCGATTAAGAACCTTACGGCAGGTTTCTTGCATAAGCCGACGCTGGTCACCCTGCGACTGGAAGATGTTGAACCGGGTCTTGCGGACCAAGTCGTGCCATTCAACCAATGTGCAGGTGTTTTGCGTCAAGCTGTCTGCTCTCGCGGGAATCAAACCGTTGATACCACGAGTGCTGGCAGTTGCCCCGCCGGAACCTCCGACCAGGAATTCTGCCTGATTGCCTTTGATTACTGCCTCGGTGACGGTCGTCTGGCGAAGCCAAGACATGCCTTCCTCGAACTCGGCAACAATCTGCTGGCGATATTGTTTTTGTGGGGCTGATTCAGCCATAATAATAACCCCTTGTTTGTTGCTAGGGGCCGTAGTTCTGGGTGTCCCTTAAAAGTTGTTACGGGGTGTCCCTGACGGGGGCCGTCAACCATCCTAAGAGTGCATCACTTTCGGCGATGAATGATGTATCTACGGGGCCGTTTCCGGGGTGTCCGACAACATCAGTAGGTATTCAGGCTCTGGCCCGAATTCTGGATTGCGCTTCAAGAAGTTCTTGTTCGCGCCGCTGTACCTCATCACTGAAGTACGCTTTCTTGTCTGTGTTTCTCATCTTGGCGAGATCATTAAGTTCGGAATCAATGGACTTCCCTGACGGCTCACCGCCGTCGGTAGTCGTAGCAAACTGTTCCGGATTCGCATCCCGTGCCAGCGCAGAGAAGAAACGGATTGTGTCGGGGTCATCCCCAATCAGCTTTCCGTCACTCGTGCGTCCGCCCATCAGGCGAGCATAAAGTGAATTCTCGGCTGACATATCCAGCCCGCCCGGTGCTGTCGTGAACAGCGTGCTGACGGCGCCCGTGTGGCGCTTGTATGCCGGGCCATAGTCTTCCTTGAGTTCCAGAACCGACTCGTTATGGAAATGTTCATCCATTTCGTCGATTTCAGCAGCGGCGGCCTCTTCCCGTGCGTAGTAGGTATTGAGAAGGCTCTTGAATGCAGCAGGCGGCACAGCGTTCTGGTGTGCCCACTGGGCGAACTGGTCAACCACCGGCTTGTCTGCCTCACCGATAACGGCATCGTTATCCAGCTTGACATCCTTGTAGTAGTCCTCGTGGTTCTCAGGGATACCCAAGGCCGTGTTATATGTCGCTATGTCCTCTTCGGAAGCGTCCTTGCCGGGGATCTTGACAAGACCACCCTTGCTGAACCTGGCTTCCAGTTCCCGTGTCTTGGCTGCGATAGCCGTCGGGTCCGTATAGCGTTCAAGCTGCTTGAGTTCCTTCTTGTAGACCTTCTCGTCACCAGCAGAAATGTGTTCTGCTGCCTTCTCACGCCAGTCCGCAGGCCAATACGGGGCCGGGGCTTCTTCAACCTTTTCCTCTGCCCCGGCAGCAACAGTCTTGCCTTCGGGCTGGGATTCGGTTTTTTCAGTGGCCGCTTCTTCTGCGGGTTCCACGGTTTCAGTTTCAACCGGTTCGGCCTCAACCGTTTCCGTTGCTTCAGTCATTAGTCGCCTTCTCCTTTTCCCGAAACAGGTCGGGTTTCAGTTTCAACATCTTCACAATTGCCAATCCAACAGACCGGCGGCCCAGCACATAGTTCACGACATCAGGCTGGCCGGGCTGGAACGGCTCGTCATACGTCAGGGCAGCAGCATTGATTATCCAGTCAAGCGCACGCTTCTGCATGTCTTCAGAGGCATTACCCTCGGCTAACCCCTGTATCGCCCTTATGATTGTTATGTCGTAGTCTGGCGGGTGCCATATCTTACGTGGCTTCACTATCCATTTCCTGTATTGTTTTGGCGCCCTTGCTGCCCGTCTCTGCGATTTCCGCTATCTTGCCGGCAGCTTCCATCTGTTGCATCTGTTCCATCTGCTGCATCAGTTCCGCACGCTTGGCCTCAACGGCCTCCTTGGGCTTGAACCATGTCGGCTTCCAGCCCGCTGCCCGCATGGCATCACGCAGGGCTTCGGAGACATCAGCGGTTTCGAGAAGGGCCGGGTCCATCTGGGCCGCCGGGATAAGCATCGTCTGCATGATGCCCTGGAAAATCTCGGCCTCGTTAGCATCAGCCATATCGTTGATGGGCGAACGGAAGCTGTAACGCAGGTCTTGCCCGCGCAGGCTTTCCGGCATCCATTCCGGCGGGCCGAACGCACCACCAGCCTGCAAGATATGGAATGAGTTCTCACAAAGCGGCTGGTTGTAGTCAGCTTCGATGGGTTCAAACAACGGGGCAGCAGACCGAACGTGCTGTTCGATACGCCTGCGTACCTCAAATGCCGTCATGTCGGTGTTGGTTTCAGGAAGCTGTATCTTGTCCAAGAAGAACGCTGCTGTGATATCGTCCTTCAGGGCATTCGCTATCTCAAACCCAATCGGCATACCTGACCGGTCTTGTGAAATAGGCCGAAGAACCTCACCCAGCTTCTCGTCATACTCGATGTCGGCATTCGTCACGCCACCGGCATACAGGGCAAGGTCGGACCTGATTGCATCCATGACCGCTATCATGGGCGGGTCTACATACTTCTCACCGGCTTCACGCAGCACCCTTAGAACAACCTGTGTCGTCCTGCCATCCGGAAGGGCAACATTTGTCGCCATTGACTGGCCGTACTGGGAGTCTGATACGGTCTGCCAACGCGGGATGACATACGGGAAGTACGTCATGCCAACTTCTTCAAGGACGGTTTCGGATTCAAGTTCAACGAAAAGCGATACGAACGGAAACCGCTTTCCGCCCCTGCCCTTGTAGTCGTATAACCTGGACGGCATCACTACATGCCGGCACTTGAACGTTTTGTCAGGTTCCTGCTCACACGCCTTCTTGACGTTCGCGCTAACCGTGTCAGGGAAAAGGTGTTTCAGTTGTCTTGCTGTCGGTTTCCAGTTACGGTGGTTGCAATCAACCTCGTTCTCGGCATTGTCAGACCATGCATTGTCCCGAAGGTGATGATTCTTGAACAGCAGCCCACTGCGGGCGATATTCGGGCCTGTCTGTATGACAGCATTCCCAAACGCCGCGAAATCATGGTCGCCTTCCTTGGTCGCCTTGACCATCTTGGCAGACGGTTCATACATTTTCCGCCATTGAACATCCGAAAGGTAGTCAAGGTATTTGCGTTCTTCGATACCCTCGTCCAGCTTCTCGTCAGGGACATGGATAGAAAACCACTTGCTAGTGCGGGGGCGGAGATTTGACGCAAAGAGGTTTGCCAGTTCACGTCTAGCCAAGACAGGAAAGGACGAAAACAGGTGGTCGGAAAATTCCTCACCGTCGATTCGCTCTGTCGTGAAATTCGCTCTTTCAGGGTAGAAATTAAGCGCAATTTCCTGCCACAAGGAATCAACAGTTTCCTTATCCCCGAACGCCTTATTGCCAATCCGGATGACTTCTTTGGCGCGGGAGTCCATTATGCGCCTAGAGACTGGCCACTTGACCCGGTGCCCTGCAAAGCATCAGTCATGATAGAGGCATTACGGCCCTTGCGCCGTGCCATTTCACGCCGATGCAACAGGCCCTGCTCTTTCGAGTCTTCCGGAATCGGCATTCTCGGCGGCGGTTTCACCTGCGGCATTTTTGGTTTACCGAACAGTCCTGACATAACTATCTCCCTCGTTTTAGTTTTGAATACCCAAGAATCACTTTAGGCTTACGGCCCAATGAACTAAGCCGCCTGTCGGCGGCTTTGTTTCCCTCGGACCAGCACATGACAACAGCGTCCCCCCTATCAGGGGATCTCCCTATTCGGGCGCGTATGCTATCCTTGGATTCAAGGGTAATCCCCCTTGGTCCCAATTCGTAACGTGCCGACGCCAGGTCAGCCCGCAACTCGGAATCAGGTGGTAATGCAATAGGGCAGCCGCCCTCCTGGTCCGGGTCAAGGGCTTCCCTGAACTTGTACCAGACCTCTGCACGTTTATTGGCGAACTTCAGCCCGGACCCCTGGGCCGTTGCCATGGACTGCTTGGTCGCATCAAACTTGTGGTAGGCGATACCATTGTCATTGAACCGGACAATCATGCCGCCTGCGTAACCACCACCAACATCAATGACGATAGGGCAGCCATCCCGTCTGTGGTGCAGTATCATGCCCGCCATAGCGGACCCGTCTGCGGTTTCCTCGCCTTTAGCGGTAATCAGCGGGGCGTACCATGCGCCATATCTGGCGGCAGTAACCGTCGCATCCTTGCCGCCACCGGACGGGTCAATGCCCATCGCAGTCATGGACAGGCCCTTGTAGCCCTCTGCCAGCCACCGTTCCTGTGCGCCGCGTATCCATTCTGTCGGGATGACCTGCTTCTCATTATCAACAATGGCAATCCCGAACTTGCCCTTGAAATATGCGTCCCTAAGCCCGCCTTCTTCCGGCATAGCTGCCAGCCGCGCACCATATCCCGCGTCAGCAAGGTCTGGGTTGTCCGTGAAGAACGCCTGGATAAACGTCCTTGACTTGGCCATGACCTCCATACCGTCAACCATGTGCGGGCCGGGGCCATCCACTTCTTCGTCCTTACCGGCAATCGTCGTGTACCAGCGTAACTCACCCTCTGCTGCCGGGTTGGGGTGGTGTTCGTCCAGCCATGCACCCCAGTATTTCTCAACCCAGAAGCCCTCTGGTGTCGTCGGGGGATTGCCGGCTACAACAACACGGCACCGCTGCCCCTTGGCGGCAGAACGGTTCCAGCCTATTAGGAACCGGTACTGGGTTTCACTGAAATCCGCAATTTCATCAAAGGCAACAAGGTCATGCGGGTCGCCCTTGAACTTCTGCTTATCCTCTTCAAGCTGGCAGCCACCAAATTCCACATGCTTGTCAGGGAACGTGAAGGTGCTTTGCTGTGCGTTCCAGCCGTCCTTGTGCCCGACCAGTTCAGCGTAGCGTTTGATAAACCGTGACGCTTCCTTGTTTGTCCGCCGCAGGATAAGAGAATCCTTGTGCGACATGAGGGAAAGGCCAAGAAGCAGTTCCGTCTTGCCACCACCGGCGGCGCCACCATAAAACAGTTCGTCAGCTTCGCAGTTAAATGCCCGTGTTTGCGGGCCGGGGTTAGGAACCCACTTCCCCTCCAGCTTCCCGGCCATACCGGGCAGCTTGACAAGTTCTTGCAGTTTTTTGGGGGACAGGTCTTCTAAAAGTCGTTCAACGGTCTTCAGGTCTTCAATAGTGGCCGTCATTCAATTCAAACCAATCATGTAATATCCGCTTGTTGCCGGATCTAGGCATGTTGCATGTGAACCAATAATAGTCCCATGCCGGTGCCCAAACATAAGCATCATTGATAGCCGTCGGGACAACCGGGATTTTCAGGGCCAGCGCACAAGCCAGCCGGTGCGACCCATTAAACAGTTCGCCGTCAAGGTCTATCGGTATCGGGTGGTCGGGGTTAAAGCCGTCCCGCGACATGGATACGAACAATCCCGTCGCGGACGACACATAATCGTCGGTTTCTGTCTTCCACTGGTCCGTTGCGACACCGGCCTCCATTCGGGGACCACTGCGCGCCTCGATATGTAACCGGTAAGAGTGTTCGGAATCGGGGTCTTCACCACCATACAGGTGCCTGAAGAACCTCCACTTGACTGCCAAATCCATGCGGCGGGGCGATATGAGCATTCTCGTTGGCGAAACCGACAAGATCGGCTCGCGCATCTTCGATTGGCCTTCTGGTATCGATTTGGATAAGGGGGACTCCACGTTTGCTAAGAACGTCAAATGCCAGTTCCTTCGGTTTTTCCATCAGCGGGACCATGAATGCCCTGTCTTCATGGGCTGTCTCAGGAACGTCCTTGCGGGCGTTGTTCCGCTTCTGGGCTGTCTCGACATCCGCATACAGGAACGCTGCCCCCAATGACACCGGCATCAGTTCAAAGTACGGGCGTAGTTCTTCAGGGTCTATGTCCATCTGTGCCATGCGCCAGCCGAACCCTAGCCCTCTCTGGATAAGACCGGTCTGGATGTATGTCCTCTTCGGAACTGGTGCTTCCTTCGTTGATATGAAACCAGCCCATTCATTTTCCCGCGCCACCGTAGCTATCTTGCGCACAGACCGGCGGTTCATCCGGATAGCCGGGACAATCGACCAGTGTGTTGATATAAGCGTTAGCAGACGGGTTATCTCGTCAGTGAACGGTTCCCAGTCCCGTGGGGGTAGCCTGTCTTCAATTGGCAGTTCATGTGGACCCCATAGCGGGTCGCATAGAGTGGACTTGCCAATGCCGGGGCTGCCGCAAACGTCAACCCAGTTCATGGGGTTCCACTAACTTTGCATAAATGGTTTTGCACCAATCGTTGTCTCGCCTAACCTCTATCCAGTCAGAAGGAAGCCTATACCCATTTTGGATAAGACGATCTGGTATTTCAATATATTCCCACTGAAACCCTGTAGTGGGCCAAACAGTGGCAGTGTCGCGTTTCAGGACTTCCGTTGCCGTTAAATTAAATGCCG